GAATGACTCATAATCTTTAATTTATAATTCTAATTTAATTACTTTACCTGGTAAATCATTATTCATATAGGACTGTTCTGATAAAACCCATAGGATATTTCCTTTTGGTTTTACAGAATAACCACATTCACCATCAGTAAAATACACCAGGCTAGTATATTTCTTTAGGTTTTCATTATAATATTCTAGGACAGGATCAAACTCAGTCCCACCTCTTCCGTGTATATTCATTTCATGCTTTCCTGTATAAGGTTTGATAGAATGTATTTTAGTATCACACTGTACTATAGTAATATCAACACCGGCTTTATAGATATGATGAATCTCATTCATAAACTCTTTCAACTCAGAATCACTTACAGAACCTGAAGTATCTATAGCTAAAAGCATATGTTGTTTCATCTTAATCTTGAGACCCGGATTGTCAGAGAATCTTCTATTTTCTTTCCGCCTGATCTTCTTGGTAAATACTTTTGTACTGATACCAGTAAACCTACGGATATACCCTCTCCAATCAAACTTAGGGGCTTCTATTTGTTCTACAATGATAAGACCATCTATCTCACCTGGCACAGTACCCCGTTTCTTAACAGTTTGTTCCTTAGCATCACTAAGCACCTTCTGTAATTGCTTTTCAATTAACTTTTGCTCAGCTTCAGTAAGATTATCAAACTCTTCCCAGGTACCATGATCAGGAGATATTGTCAAGAAGATTATCCATTGCTTGATTACCACAAGTACCATTCTTCTCTTTCTCATCTTTAAACTCTTTAAGCTTGTCATAGTAATATCTACAACCTGCTCTAAGTTCAAGATTCATATCAGCATAGTCTTCTATAAAAATACCTCTACTAGGTGCATTCTTAAGTATCTCAGCTATTTCTTCAGGACTTGCTCCTGTTTCCATAGCTGCAGACATTTCAAGTTTTAGTTTTTCATTCAATGCTTCATATTCTTCTTTAGAATATTCTCCGCCCGGTAACCAAGACTTTTCAATATACTGATTGATTTCCATATCCATTGCAACATTTGCAAGTCTCTTATCACTAAACTTAAAGTAAGTAGTAAGATGTCCAAATGCAATATGAAGCAATTCATGTTTTAATATACCGAGCCTCTGTTCTTCATTAAGACCTTCCCAAAAATCAGGATTGATAGCAAGCTGATAATTAATACCATTCTTACTAACCCCGGCAGTAGGAACTCTCTTAGCATCCCATAGCTTATTCAACATAATGAGAAAGAACCCATAATAGGGCTCCTTCAACATCAGGTCTTTACTAGCTTTACTTAAACTCTGAACTTTGTCCATTAGTCTTTTAGTTTAATATCTATTTCAAATTTTTCTGTTGGATATCCTAGTTGTCCTAAGAACCCAACCATATCTACTACAAAATTCTCCAAGAACAATTCTATTGAATCTTTACTAGATCCATTAGAAGTCATAAGAGATAAACATTTACCACTAGTAAGATTATTATCCCCTAGTGCAGCAGCTTTATTTAACACCTTATAAGATTTTGGTGCTTCTTTTTCCCAAGCATCTTTTGGTAACTTAGAAAACTTATACAACACTAGTAACTCACCAATATATTTTTTGTGGTCAGTATTCTCTAATGCTTGAAATGCAATAACATGATTATCCTGATCTTCAGATTTAAGCATGTTTAATAAATTCTTTGTTTCTTCTTTGTCAAATTTTACTTTACCCATCAGTCTTCAGTTTTTAAGTCTTCATCATCTAAACAATCTAGTTCCATTAAGGCACCGTTTAAATCCATCATAGTCATGTATGCAGGATTATTAAACTTAGCACTATCCATATCATAATTAGCTTCTAACAGCTCTATAGCTTCATTAACTAAAGCTTCTACTTTTTCTTTAATTTGTTTTACTCTATTCATTAGTCTTCAATTTTTAAAGTTTTAATAGCCCAATCTTGAGGCTTACCACTTGCAATCATATCCACCCATTCTTTTGCACTTGGAATGTATCCATTGCAATCTTCCTTTACATGCTGTTCACCTATATAACGGACATATACATCTTTACCATCAGAGTTAGTGATTACTTCACCAAATCTTTTCTCACATTCAAATATACCTTCACTATGATGTCTAAACAGTCTGTGCTTACTATGACCATACCAAGCCTTAGTTTCATCAAACCATTTGTGTATCTCCAAATAATCCAAAGGAGATCCTCCAAACTTTTTAGCTGAGGATTTTGCATGTTGCCAAGGATGCGCCATTATTCTTCTGTTTTACTTAATAAATCTCCATCATGAAAATAATCTTCAGTTTCAGTAATTCTGATATGATTATTGATAACATATTTTCCTGAAGGAACACATATACCTACATCACCAAAACCACCTTCATTATTCCACCAGTCTTCTATATCATCAAGAAGTTTCTCAATAACAAACTCTTCAACTAAGTTATAAAGTTCCCTATCTAGATTACTTAATAAAAATTCATTATTCCAATCATCTACATAATCAATTACATCTTCTGGAGTGTTACATGGATCTTTTGTAAAACCAATCCATTCTACGGAACCAGAGTCTCCAGCACCATCATATTTTACTTTAACACCAGTAACATTCAAATCAGCCAACTGAAACAGGAGGCTTGTCAATTCTAATTCTGTCATAACTATTTGATTTTATAAAACCTACCAAGAATATTCCCATTTAGGAATTCTTCTTTCTCAAGCACCTCATATTTGAATTGGTGCTTTACCTCTTGATATGTCAGCTCCATTTGAGTAGAACATATCATAAGTATCTCTCTTTTAATACTTACTCCTGCTTTGTGAGCATCTTTTAAGATCTTATTACTACTGTAATATCTCATAAAGTCAGGTTTAAGTTCTCTCTTGTACTTCTTAAGTCTCTTGTCTGTAGACATTGCTAGAGCCTTTTTTCCAAGTGGTCTTTTAATATTAGCAAAGAAGTTCTTCTTACCAATATAAGCAACAGATTTACCATCAATTATAGCAGTCATAATGTATATAAAACCTACACCTCCTTCAGGAATATTTCTGTCGTCAAACTCTTTACCTTTATAAATCCAGCTCATAATGCTTGTTTTAATAGTGGAAATAACATTTCTCTTGTCTTTACTATCCCATGTGTTTTAATACAATCAGCAATATCCTTTTCAGCAGGTGGGATAACATAATTTAGTTCATGTTTTTCTTTATACTTTTCCATAGCTTGAATTCCGGCTTTATCATTATCCAATAGAGTAATAATCTTATGATACTTTTCTTTGTAATAATGAATCAAACTATCAGGTAAAAGGCTATTCTCACTGTCTGGAACTATTCCTTCAATATTCTGAATTCCTAATGAATTAAATGCCATCAAGTCTTTTAATGAAGATATGATCATTAGATACTTCGTTGTATATGTTAATTGCTCAGAACCTTGAATATAGTTAAGTAGTTTGATAAACTTCTTTTCTTTATTCTTGGGTTGATAAATTTTATACAAAGTTCCATCATTTTTAAAGTAGCCATAGATATGTTCTCCTTTTATAGTAAATGATGTTTCTATGTTATCTTCTATTTTACTTAATGTATAATACTCAAGTGGAATTACTTCATACTTAGTAAGCTGATCAGTACCAATTTTAAATGATTGCCAATAGCTTTTGTCTAGGATATTCCAATGTCTAATCATAAAATCTGAAACTTTATAAGTAGCCGCTATTTTATATTCAGTTACAGGATCATAATTATTATCTTCAAGATACTTAGAATAATCTAATACAATTTTTAGATTAGCTTGTTTCCTAGATAATTTATATAAATCCATTATCAAGTTACTAGAATCTCCACCAAATCCAGAAGAAAAATCTTTATATCTATAATAACCTTTTGAATCATCAAAATAGATATACATGGATTCTGTTTTCTCTGCTGGATTGAATACAGACTTTATCTTTATTGTTTGACCATAAAGTCTAGAAGAGAGATTCAAGTAAAATTCAAATATCCATTCTCTTGGAACATCAATTATACTTGTTACAAAATTAACTGTTGATTGCATAATCTAAAATAATAAAGGGGAAGCAGTAATACTTCCCCTTAAATTATTAAATAGAATGATTAATCTAAACTAAACTCACTTGATGACTTTGGTATATCAAGATCATCATCATCTTTGCTAAAATTAGTAACTTCTTGAGTTTTACTCTTTTGAACATAGATGTGTTTAGAAGCATCAAACTTTAGACATTTACCTTCTTCAAGTCCTGCAATAGAATATCTACCACCTGCAGCTTTTGGAAGTTGTAAATTATAATTTGTATAACCTTCTGCATTAACCCATTCTTGACCACCTACACAAAACTCAAGAAACTGGTTCTTAAATGGTGCAGTAGCATTAAATGCATCTATCAAAGATTCAGCATTTGAATGTTTGTTATTTTGTTCACGAGCCCATTCAGTAATACCTAATGTTTTACATAAGTTAATTACAAACATAAACATTGATCTTTGCTGTGTAACAGGCTCACCACTTGGCATGGTACCATCTTTATATCCAAAAGGATTTGCATTAATCTTACCAATTTTACCAAGATGTCTTCCCTTACTAGGGTCATTATCAATATAGAAACCTTCAAAATCTTCAATTGGTTCGGTTTCTACATGAATATAGATATACTTTTTCTCAGGATATCTCTCGTCTTCTTTAGTACTCAAACCTGTAATTTTCAATACATGATTTCCGGGTGTAATCTTTTTACCACCTTTACCGCCACTCTTACTTTCTAATAAATCTGTTAAATCTACGTTCATTTTTGTATTTATTTATTTGTTATTACTTATATACTTCATCCCATGATGTAGTTAATACACCATCTACTGATTCAGTTACTACTATTTCTTGATTTCTCAAATGTTCAGGTCTGGCACCACAAGTAACTTCTTCATTAGTCTTAAAAGACAAAATAGTTTTGTTACCTTTTCTATACATATAACCAATTGCATCCGCATTAGCACAAATCAAAGATTTAATTTTACCCGTCAAATCAATGTTTGCAGACATAACCATCTCACCTTTATCATCAACTACCTTGTCTTTAATGTGACCAGATAAAATAATGTGGGGTGCTAAGGTATCAATAAAATCTAAAATATTGAAAAATGCTTCACGAATATATCCATAACCTGCACCATTAGGTAATCCAATTACACTGTCTCCTTCAAAATGCTTACCCATTTGTGTATTTCTGTAAAGTTTTACTGCAAGCGGCATCACCATAGATTCTAAAGCAGTTACAGTATCAATTGTAACATACTTGTAAGGTTTACCAGCATCAATAATTGCTTGACCAACTGCAAGTAGTTCTTTTAAGTTTTTAGCTTTAACTTTCAAAGCATTAACATAATCAGAACCATTCTCAAGATCTATAATCAGATTATTGTCAAGTCCTGCAAATGCAGTAGTTTTACCTGTCTTAGGTTTAGAATAAATCAAGAGTCTTTTAGGATTTACTCTATCCCCTTTAATCTTAGTTGTTGGAAGTACTATACTCATATTTCACGTTTTGTTTGTTTAATCAAATCATTCAACCATGGCCTTGCACTTACTGGTTTCATCAGCATTATAGATGCAAAATCTAAAATTGTCATTTCAGATAATGGTGCATCTGCAATTTCATTATTTTGAATGTCAAGTTCTACTTCATTTTTAGAACCAAATTGATCTTCAAAGTCTGGAAATAATGTTTGTTGTCTATCAATTGTAACTCCATTCTCATAATTAGAATATGTAATATAAGAACCGTTAGGCATGATAACTTGTAATTCAGAAACAGGAATTATATATACTGAATATTCTTTTCCTTCTTCAGTTGTTTTATTTTCCATTTCATATTCTTCTTTATAAAATGGATTGAATGTTAGTTTGAATAAAGGTCTATCCGATAAATCAGGAGTCAAATCTTTTTTGACAAACTCCATATAAACATCTTTTTCTTTACCAAGTTCACTTTCAAATAACTGAATAAATTTACCTTTTTTACCACTAATAAAATACGCGCTTTTTAATGTAAAGAATGGATCTTCAACTTTCATGATTCTAAAAGTTGGAGAATGCTTCTTAAACAATTCTTCTGTCTTTTCTTTTCTTGTCATAATTTACTATTTTGTTTTTTGTTGTTGCGGAGGAGTGTCAATTTCTACAATCTTCATCTGCTGTTTATCTAACTTGAAAAAACTAATTCTTGTGTCTCCATTTCTAGATTTAAGAAAATGAAATACAATTGTAGTGTCATCTGGAATTATGAACCTATCAGGTCCATAGTATCTGATTTTCTTAAGTGCCGGTCTATTGATACCAATTAAGGTATCAGCATGTTGCAATAAAGCATCTGCACCAAAAATATCAGAATCTAGGACATAATTACCATACTTACCATTTTCTGATCTTTCGGGACTATCAATATTTCTATTCAATTGACTCAAAATAAGAAATGCAACTGGATATGTTTTCTTCATATAGGTAATTGCTTCACCTAGATTATACAACATATCAAACTTGTCTTTATCTTTTGCAGACTTTTTGAATAGAGTTGAGTGATCCACTGTAATTAAAACTTTGGTATATTTTTTTTTACCATCAACTTCTTTGCAATATTTCATTACATAATGATGGATTGTAGACATAAACTCTTCCACGGTACAAGGGTCATATACAACATCAACTCTTGCATTTTGTCTAAGTTTTTCTACATAAGAAACACACCTGTTGTAATCATCATCAGTCAGCTTGTTGATACCTGCACTATTTAAAGATTTATAATCCTTTTTGGTAGGAGTTGATAATTCTCTGATAGCACTGGTTCTTCCCGGCATTTCTAATTGAAACTGTAAAACTCTAAAATTTTCATTAGGGTTTAACTCAACAACGTCAGCACACAATTGGTCAATAAAAAAAGTTTTTCCTGTTCCTGGTCTGGCCCCTATAACTGTTAGGGTATTCCATTCTATCCCATCTAATAAAGCATCATTAAACTTGGGCCAACCGGTTATTAAACTTCTTATTCTTCCTTCTTGTCTTGCTTTTATGTGAACTAAAGCTTCATCAAAAGCTTCAATTTTACTTTTTACTTTTACTGGTTTAGTATTTAAATAGTTACTCATTTCTTCACAGTTTGTAGTGCTTGTTCTTTTGTGAAATTATACATTGTATGCAAAATTGTTATTGCAAATTCAAACAAAATATATTTCCAAAATGGCATACTACCAAATAGAAATGTTGCAAAATAGTATCCAGCAATTGAACCTATGACAGCACAGATTCCCAATAAAATTTTAATATTAAAATTACTCATACTACGCTTTCTTTAAAATGATTATCTTCAAAATCATCTTCTCCATTAATAATCATGTCACAATATGTAGCTAAGTCAGAATCCCAAGATTTATCAGTATTTTGTTTTCTTACAAAATATTGAGAAGTTCTCATAAATTCATAATTCTTAAGCTCAAAATCATAAACATATTTTCTAGTTGCTGCTAGAATTGTTTCCCAGTCATAACTATAAGTATCAAAAAACCAACGAAAAGAATTCTCTAATGTTTTCACATTTACTCTTGCAGGTTTACCACTTGAAAGTCTTTTGTTAGGAAAAATTTCTACATACTCTTGTATCAATTCAAGAAAAGATTCACCCATCAAATTTGTAGATGTTTTCTTTTTACTTTTCTTGAAAAAGGCATCAATTTCTTGAATAAAATTAATACTTTTTTCTGTTAATTGCAAATCTTGATCCACCCATTTTTCTACTTGCAGCTTCCTAATTTCTAAAGCATAACTTACAAATGAATTAGGAATTTTTTTATGTTTAGAACAATACAAAACATAAAATGCATTAGGTGTTATACCTGCTTTTATTAGTTTGTTAAATACATCTTCCATTACCAGATAATATCTTCGTTATACATTTTTTTGACAATATCCCTAGCTTCTATGAATACATTTTGACAATCCCAAGTACTGTTATTATAGGCAGCACTTGCAGGATGACTTACATAAAACTTATGGTTGTTATCATTTACACACTCCGCCCATTCTTGAGCTTGTTTTCCCATGTAAATATAAATAAGTCCGGAATTATTCCATGTTAAATGATCAAACAAATAAGCTATAAAGGGTTTCCATATATTGTAATGCTGTCCTATCTTACCTACTGTAGTTGTAAGAGCTGTATTAACTAATAAGATTCCTTGATTTGACCATCTGGTTAAATCTACATCTAAACTTCCAGGATGACCTTTGTAAACAGTTTTGTTTACTTCATTTAACATATAGTTTAAACTTGGCTGTAATTCCATGGTGTTACTACAACTAAATGCGATACCATCTGCAACTCCTAATTGAGGATAAGGATCTTGACCTACAATGATTATTTTTAGTTTGTTATAAGGGCATTCTTCAAATGCTCTAAACATCTGTTTTAATGTGGGAGTAAATCTTTTACCTTCTTTAACAAGATAAACTAATTGTTTAATTATTGTTTCAAAATCAGAACTTTCTATGAATGATTTTAATACTAAATTCCAACCAGATGGTTCAAGTTTAAGCAATAACTTACTTCTTATTTCTTCTAACTCTAGTTTGTTATTCATATTTTATTAAATTTGTTAAAAAAATCAACTACCATGGCAATCACAATTAAAGAAATGAAAGATGATGCAATATTTGACATCAAAGTAAATAAAGGTTTTTATTTAATGGCTAAAGAATTAGCTGCCTATTTATTTCTTTCTGAAAAAGATTCTACAAAATTAGAAGAATCTTTAAGAAATATGACAACTAAACAATTTTCTGAACTTAGCCATTATGAAAGAGCTTTTTATACTACTACACTTCTAATTGCTGAAATTGAAAGAGTGGCTAAGGAAAAATCTCTTTATGATGAAAAAGAAGTTCTACAACCTGGTGATGAAGGTTATGTAGAACCTAAGCAAGATTAATATTATAAATCTTTCCTACTTCTACACAAGCTTCAATAGCTAAAGCTAATTCATCTTTACTACATTCGGCAAATGATTTACATATTGTAACTTCTCCTGCTTCATAACATAATCCTGATCTTTCTTTAATCAACACTTTCATTTCTTCAAAAGTATAGCCAGATTCTTTGGCTAATTCTCTTATACAGGCATGCACTTTTGCCAATTGTGCTACACTATGGTCAGCATCTGCTAGACCAATATACATTTCTACTTTCTGTCCTTCTGGAATCTTATCCAAAAAGATTTGATAAGCCAACTTAGACTTCTCATCAGGATATGTCAGCTTACCATCTTTCTTAACTAATTTAACTGATAACATACTAACAAGTTATATTATCAATCATTTCTACAAATTGCATAAAATGATCTTTTGAGGTTATTCTAATTGCTGGTATATCCCAACATTTAACTATCCAATTGTTATCTTCTACATCAATGCTATCTGTGCTATATAAAACTATATTGTCACAGATTTCTTTCTGATAAAAATAATAATCATATCCATTCTGACTTTGAGCATCTGCTATATGCACCTGATCAAATCCTAAATCTATTAAATCTTCTTCTGTCATTTATTTACTAATTTAATTAAGAAATCTGCTGGATTCAGAATTTCCTGTAAATAATTGTGCCGGGCATAGTCATAGCCTTTATAATCCATTAAAGCTCCAAACTTAGCATGTCTTTCTTTCATATAGTGTTTGACTATCTGCATTACAATATAGAAGTTATCCTTATCTTCTGATATCATCATATTATATACATTTTCTACTTCCTCAGCAGTAATTAACCCTAAGAATTTATTAAGCTTTAATTCAGCATAAAACATAAACTTTTTATACTGTCCCTGATATGGACCGGAAGAATATAAGTTAAAAGTATAACTCATATTAGTATCCACATTCTTTAACAACTCATAATGATCAGAACAAATAGCTACACAAAGTTTGCTTAGCTCTTTATCTTCTCTTTTACCCATTATTGATCCCAATTATTTTCATCATCATCTCTTAAAGAAAATATTATAAGACCTGCTGATACTAATACTACCACTGTAACTATTAAAATTGTATTCATAACTATCTATTTATAAATTTAATTGCTGCATTAAAATGATCAACTATATCCAAAAATCTTTGAGGATTAGTTTCATCATAATCTAAAATACTATCTATAGCTAAATCATAATCATCATCAAGCTCCATCACAACTGTCATAAAATATGTATCAGAAAGAGGTTCTCTAAAACTTATAGTTATAGGACATTCATTATATAATTTTATATAAAATCCTTCTAACAATTTGTGTTGCTTAAATCCATGCTTTTTTAAGGTTCTCTTAACTTTTTTAACTTCTTCTGCTGTCATGTTTTTGCAAATTTAAATACTGCTACTAATTTATCATACTCTTCCATTACCCACTGTGGAGTAAATACAGCTTCATGACCTTTAAGAAAAACAATAACATTATCAATTACAGACATTTTTATATCTGCATACCAGTTATTGTGATAAAGTAATACAAATTCAATGTTAATATCTTTATACACATACTTATGATGATTATTACTGTTTCTGTAAAACCCATACTTCACAAGCTCTTTACCTATTAATTCTGTATCTCTAAGTGTCATAACTAAAAATGATCAATAATAGAGTTTAATGGATCATCTGTATTCATCATCAAAGGATCATGACCTATATTTTTAAGATTAGACATATTCTTCCAATTAAACCCAATTTCTAAAAATGGAGTAATATGCAGAGCATATACACTTGCTTTATTATCTACAGTACTTTTACTTACACCAATTACAAATGGTACTAACCAAAAGAACTTTGTTTCTATACTTCCTTTATATGTTTTCATTTTACTTTGATTTAAGTTTAAAATATGTATCTAATTGTGTTAAATGGTATTATCTCATCATGCAACTCAACAAACTGTTTGATATAATCAGCTTTTCTATTATGTTCATACCTAATGTTTTCTCCACCATACTGTGATACTTTTCCTTCCTGTATTTTAGGTACCCATAACAGTTCTTCTCCCGGAAGTTTATTAGCTAAATTATACTTGTGTTTTTCTTCATTGTGAGTTAAGAATATTACTTCAGCTTTAACTGCATTAATATTCCATTTATTTAAAGCAGAATGTCTGTTGATTATATCAAATAAAAACTCATATTCAGCAAGCCAGTTGTCATGAACTATTACAGGACTAAAATTTAAATGAACTTCATATCCAGCTTTTAAAAATAAATGCACTACACGTAATCTATCATGAATAGAACTTGTATTTGGTTCAAGAACTTTTCTCCATCTTTCAGGCATAAGACTAAATCTTACTCTAATCTTACCTTCTGGGTTAAAATTTAAAAAGTCTTTATTTACATACTTAGTAGCAAATGAACCCATAGCAAGTGGATGATCTCTAAAAAACTTGAAGATAGTTTCCCATTCATGATACTTAGCATGTAGAGCAAAGTCTTCATTGCATGAGATGTCATAAGTAATAAAGTCTCCGGTCTGATTTGGTTTGTCAACATCAGCAAACCACACATGTGAATTGATCTCTGTCAGGATATCCATAGTATTAGTAGCTACAGAAAGTCCTTCCGGTTTGTGTCTTTTCATGTAGCAGTAACTACAGTTATAAAGACAACCATGTCCAAAACTTGGTGAAATAAAGTCAGTACTTCTTCCGGAAGGTCTAATAACCATAGACTTCCTAGTAACTTTTTCTACTAGCATACTATTCCATTGTTAGGTTATTATCAGATAAAATCTCCCGGATCTTATTTCTTAATGATTCATAAGCTTCATCTACTGCAGAAGGAAGTTTTTCATTATACTTAAGTTCATTTCTTAAGTGCTGATCTAATTCCCACATAGCGTGTTTCCATTTCCAACCATCTAAGGCTACTCTAGCATCTTCTGCTGCATCTTCATCAGAAAATTCAATTGTTACTTTCATATTACTTGTTTTTTCTTTGGTCCCAGTAATCAATAAAAAATCCTGCGGCAACTATTAAGTTCATACCGCAGGAAGCTATAATCTCAATAATATCTTCATAGACAGTACTCAACAAATGTATGTGACCTACTGTCCAAAAAGGTATGGCTAAGTTTTGGCTTATCCAAACTATAAGATATTTAATGAAATGTTTCAATTACTGCAGTGCTTCTAGTATTTTGGTTATAATTTTCTTAGTGATCAAAAACTCACTTAAATCATCAGAATCATACACTGCTAATTGACCTATTCTTTTTGCTATATGATATCTCTTTTCATCAAGTGTAAAACTTGTAAACTCTCCAGACTCATATACTTTTAATAGTAAATTAAAGAATTGAATAACTTCTTCTTTGTTATCAAAAGAAATGTAATCAATATCAGTAACATACTGATACTTGGTGTTTTTATAAAAGAAAGTATAGTGATTAGTTTCCCCATAAAAGTGTACTAATTTCAATACTGTTAATGGGAATGAATATATGACACTATCTTTAGTTGGCTCATCAACTACAATTTGTGAATGTGCTGCACCTGCTGACAACAACAATAATAATAATAACTTTTTCATAATTGTTTTCTTTTTTTAATATTAATAATTTTATTTACTGTGTTAAACATGTTCTTAAAAAGCACATAGTTTAACAATGCTAAACCTATTAGCAAAAACCAATTCCAAATTCCAGGATGAAAATGCTGTATATACACAGCAATACCTGTACTACCTATAACAGCAAGTAAGTGTAAAACTACCATATACCATAGTAGCCAAGTTCTAGTCTCCTTCTTCATTGTTAATAGATTTCTGGTTCTTGTCCCTCTTCCGCGGCTGAGATATCTCCTCCGGCTTTTTTAGCTTTAACCACCTCTGTAATCTTTCTTGAATTTTCTGATTCAAGATGCTGTATTCTAGCTTTCTCTTGTTGTCTTTCATACTCTTCCCAGTTATACATGTCTAATTCTTTCATTCTAGCTACATCAGCTATAGTAATGCCATCTGGTATACCTCCATTGGCATTAATTAAATCTATACAAAATTCTTTCATCCTTCCCATAATTTCAAGGCTTTTAGTGTTAATTCTTTTACTGCCATATCAATTCTTGATATCTCCTTAAATTCCATATACTTTTTGATTTTCTTTCTAGCATCTTTATCAAAGTGAGTTATAACAGCTGTATATTTTTTATCAGCTTGTCCTGCTTTATGATTAGGAAACTCATATGGAAATGCAATCATAAGATCATTTACATTTGCAATAAAACTAATGTCACTATATTCAAGTAATTGATATGGGTGAAACTTTGCAGAAGTCACTGTTTCTCTCTTCATATCAAATACTTTTCCTATAACAAATTCTGTTTTATTAAACTTGTAATACATAAGTGCAATTAGATAGTTTCTTCTATCCATACTTCTTCTGTTCTTACCTTCCTTAAGAAGATCTTTAACTAACTCACATTGCACCAACACATCTTCATAAGTATAATCCATAAGCTACATAAAAAATGGGAACAATAATCCTTTTATCTCAGATATAATAGGTCCAATAATAAGTGTACTTAAAAATCCATGTGTTTGAGACCACTGATACCAAAAATACAGCATAAATATATGTGCTGTAAGTATGTATGCCCATACTAATACTGTAAAGACAGCTAGTCCATTATCCTCTTTCATAATAATAAATTTTAAATTAATTCTAAATCTGCTTCTTGAAAATGTTCTGCTTCTATTTCTTCTAAAGTAACATAAGGTGCAAATCTATCCGCACTGTAATACTCATAAGGAAATGATTGTTCTGATAGTTGTACTTCTTTTAATCTATAACCATATCTATTTTGTTGTAGACTCATTCTGGCTACTTCAACTACAGTATATACCTTACCTTCTTCTAACCATTCATATGGTGATATTCTTTTAGGTTTATTACGGCTATCAATGCAAATCACCTGCATATTCTTCAATTTCTGATTTAATGTCTAGATCATCAAATTTATTCTTTAATTCAAACATTTCCAAGAAATCTCCTGATTTAACTGGACATTTTCCTTTATTGTGTGCTATAACCGCACATTGCTCAGCTTGAATAGGCTCATGTTTACAGAACCTAATCAAGCTAGCCATGATATACTGATAAGAATTTATATCATCATTGTAAATAACTACTCTGTGTGTTTTGTGCTCTTCCATACCATTAAGATAATAAATTATAATGTGACATTGAAATTTTTCCACATGATTTTACTTTGGTCAAATCCTTCTAGAGCTTCCTTAACCCATTTCTCATCTACTGTATCCATATAACATAAGATATGGACAATAGCTTTATCATCTGGATTTAACCGTAGTAATCTACCAATTCTTTGACTGGCTTTTCTTTCATTACCATAGGCATGTAAGATAATACCCTGTTTTAGATTTGGTATGTTTACACCTTCATTAAGCTGGAGCACACAAGATAACCGCTGAATACTACCATCTTTAAATGCTGTAAGATTACTTTCAGATTGTGGATTATTACTATGGTAACTATGAGAGCATATAGAGTCCGATTGATCTTGGGTATTTGCAAATATGATGCATTTAGTTTTAATGCTTTCCATAAGTGCTTTTGCATACTGAACTTTACTCGGATACTCTTGCATTGCTTTCATTCTCATCACTCTAGTAATATGTGCAGGACCTTGACCATTGTCTATTCTATTACACCAATAGCCATAGTTCTGTTTCTCAGAAGACATAAAAGTTCCTGACTTTGTAGATACAGAATAATTCTTTCTTGTATCTAACTGGAGCTCATGCACTATAATCTGATAATCATTAAGTATTTTATTCTCTACAGCTTCATCAGTAATGAATGTATAAACAATAGGACAAAACTCAGAAACCATTCTACCTTTCTCTGAGCTCTTATACTTAGGTGGAGTACCGGTTAGTCCTAAGATTTTACCCTGGAAGTTTTCAAGAAAAGGTCTATGACTATCCAATAAACTATGACACTCATCTAAATAGACAATATCATATTCTCTAGGATCATGTTTACTTAAACTTAGATAAGTTGTAAATACAACATTGTCAAGTAACTTCTCTTTTCCAAACTTCTGTGCTTCATACCGCCAAGAACCAAATATTGATACCTTAGGAGCCACAACTAAAATATTAATTAGTGGAGAATAATTTCTCTCTATGTGAAGAAGTCCAACAAGAGTTTTACCAACTCCTGTTGCAAGTCCTAATCCACATCTTGCTAAACCAAGTGTTGCTTTCAAAGCTTCTTCTTGTATTTCTTCTCTTTTCATATTATTTAATTTCGCAATAGTATTCATCAATAACACTGACTAAGGCAATAGCAAAATGTAATTCAGAGGATGCTTTTAAATCTAAATCATTTTCAATACAATGATTAATATAGAGAAACCCATCTACATTTTTCTTGTCATATAATTCTTTAGATTTTTGACATAACTTCTGATATACAGGAATTAATTTATCCCAAGACTCAGTATAGTTTAATTCAGACATGTCCTTTTCATCAGACATACTAGTAATATCACCATTAAACAGTGCTATTTTTTTATTTAATTCTAATTTATTCATAATTTTTCATTCTTAATCAGTAGACTATTTGCATAAAGAGTATTTCTAAATGCTGCTATAGCTACTTTTGCAGTTTCAAGTTTTTTACTTTTTTGAAACTCATCATACAATTCATTACCAACAGTCTCAGACTTATCAGCAATGCTTTTAATTTGTTTTGTGTTTGGTTTACTCATGCTATCATTCTTTTAAGTTCTCTTTTCTTCCTAGCTATTTCTACCAATTCAGGATACTTTTTAAGTTCTTTATACTTAACTTTAAGTGACTGCATTAAGTCATACTTAGGAAGTGTATAATCTCTGCTTAAAATAGTATTTAGCTCCTCCAACCTTAATTTTATTTTTCTTCTGGTTGGAAAGCAACAGCAAGTTTTTAGTTTTTCTGTAAGTGATCTAAATTCTCTCTGTCTATCTTGATAATATTCCAATATTGTTTTTAAGATAACTTCATTTGATCCCATAATCAATCATTTAAGCCAGCCCATTGTACGGGCTTCTTCTGGATGATTATGCACCCAGTCATGACAGTTTCTGCAAACTGCCTTCCATGTACTTTGTATTAAATAAAATGCATCTCTGTTAGCTCCTGCATATGTATGGTGAACATCAGTGGCACCATGACCACATCCGTTCACCTTAACCATACACAAAGGGTTATCAGTAAGATATCTTTCTCTTAGTTTGCTATACTCCGCATCTTTCTTTGCTCTTTTAGCAGAAACACGGGGGATGGCAGAATTTGTTGGTTTCTGTACAGTATCTCCGCTTTTGTGGCAACTCCAGCAGTTTTTACATAGCTTTAATCCCCCGGTTCCACTACTCTTCCATATGGGTCTTTCTAATCCACATCCATCACATACCTTAGTCTTCATCAAAGTATTTTATTATTTCTCTATTTCTAATATACTCCATAGCTTCATGGATAGTGTCAAATTGCCGCATGCTTGAAATATTAAAAAACTTACCTTCTATAGACATAACAGCATCAGTACAAAAAGTTGATTCCCATACATCATATGCATCATTGTGAGTTGTTGGTACCAAACTCCATTTAAATCCAGGATAATCTCTAAAATATATCATCATCAAAGAATTTAGTTATTTCTTTATTTCTAATAAAATACACAGCTTCTTCAAAACTATCAAAATATATAAGATATGCAGTATTATAATCATCAACTCTACCAACTACAATGTAACCTTTACCACTTGGCTGTACTCTGTAATTACTAAATTGAGAATTCCATTCACATACAGGTCTACCATCAAAACCACTCCATGTTTCTTTTCTAAAGCCTGGTATGTCTGGTAAATCCATAGTGCTCATAATCAAAAAATTCAGTGAATAACTCTGCCACTACATATTGCATAGCTTTTTTCTGAGACCGGAACTTAATATCATTATACAGTGAATGCAACTCATGAACTTCATAATAAGCAGTATCACCCCTATTGTTTGCAATAGGAGTAATACTATACTTACCATATATGTCTGCAATTACATAATGGAGTTTTGGATTTCCATATATATAATGATACTCAAATAATGCATTATTTACCGGCATTCTTTAATCTTGGTAGTTGGTTTGGATCCTTATCTAAACTTAAAAAGTTTTTAGGAAGGATACCTTCAGCCATAAAGATACTAATAATTTGTTCTTTATTTATACCTAAATCTTTAAAAGTTAAAGTATTCTTGAACTTGTCATCAGTCTCAGTATCAGCTAGTAACAACTGGGTAATTGGGCTTTTAGGAAATAAAGTCTTGAATATAAAGTTACTATATTGAATAGTAATCTGTTGCTTAAACTTATTAAGTGTAAGTTGAGCTCTTTTATAAACACTAATTATTCTTTGTTTCTTTTTACTACACATTGTAGCAAGTTCTTTCTCAGTAAGAGAATCTAAACCATATAATGCTCTCTTGTAGAGATAGTTTTGATACTGAGAATAACTATCAGTCTCATACTGCATGACAGTAGGTCTTTGATTCTTAAACTGATATTCAGATAACTTACCTGAAAATTGATACTTTTGATTTCTGTTTTGCTTTTCCATAACATATACAATTAAAAATAAATAATAAAAAAGGGGACATCACTGCCCCCTGTAATCAACCATTAAAACAAAAAATTATAAGTCAAACTCTGTATTCGGCTGAATAGCAGTAGTTTTCTTTTCTGCTAAATAAGCTTCACTAATATCTTCACCATTACTGTGCATAATCATTTCATCTTCTGCATCAGTAAACACGGTATAAAAGTGTTTTCTATAAATCTTTTTGCTATCTTTCATACAGATTATACCTGTTTGACCGGCAACTTTAAGATCTAGGTCTGGCCTTGTTTTATTAAATGGTTCAGTTTGTTCCACAATAATAATCTTACCCGGAAGAATCTGACCTTTATAAAAACCTGCTTTTTTAAGATCTTCTATGGTACCAGGAATTAAAGCTGATATAGATTTTCTTCTTAAGAAACCTTTGCTATCAAATAAACTCCTTTCTTGTTCTACACGAATGTATCCATATTCGTCATTTTTTGAGGTATGAATTACCCCTCCTGTGTCATTACCTAACACAATTGTCTTACCATCCATAAAAATTTGATTTGGTGTGTGAATATAATTTTTGAACTCCTTATCCGTCTAAGGAATCATTCAGATCTATGATATCATCAAATGGTGCATCATCAGAAACAATATTATTGATATCAATCTCATCATCTACATAATAATCAAAATCATAATATTTTTCTTTAGTATTAGCTACTACTGCTGAATCTGTAAAGGGACTTGCTGTATGTTCACCAGCATCTACTGACATAAGATATTGTATGTCTTCCTCTGTAAGGTCTAAGAACTGGTCTATGGTTAGAAATATTACCTTTCCATTAGGTAATTGATACAGCATGTTTAAATTCATAAAGTTTAGTAAATGTAAACTATTAAATAGTAAACATATAATAGAGCTTTATAAATTATTATACTATATGGCTAACAATGAAAAGGGGAACATTTCTGTTCCCCGCATCATTTGGTCAGGAAAAGCATATCCACAGATATACTATCTTAAAACTCTTCCATTATTTCTAATTGTTCAGACATCAAGTAACTACTAAATGTTTTTTGCCTACCCCCAGTATCAAGACCAAGAGACTCAACTTCATAATGTTTCCAATCATGAAAGCCTCTAAATTCCTTGATAGTACAAGCAATCATACCATTATTGTCAGATAACTCAGACTTTATTGTTTTAGGTTTATCTATCTCATAGCTTAGATTGTTAACATGAGTAAGACATATAGTACCTACAGGAATTATATCCGGTAACTTTCTGCCTAATATCAGTTTAAACAACCATTTACTACAATCAGAACTACTACCAATAAACGGAGTCAATAACTTAGTTATCTCTTCTGCATTTGGATGATTAATCATTGATTTAAGAGTGTTATACAAATCAGTTTCATCAAACTCTAAGTGTATTTTCATGCTCATAACTAGTCATTTAATCTTCTGAAATCTCTTATTTTAGCTAAGAGAGCTTCATTGTAGTGTGTAAAGAAACCTTTGTCTATAATCCGGTAGTTGATTTTATCAATCTTTTGTACCGGATAAATTGTTTTCTTTACACCAGTTAAGATTAAGTTGTCATCAATATCTCTAATGTCTGCCTTGAGATCCATCCCAAGAACAGAAGTAATTAAATCACTCATCACTAAATAGATTATCCATTAAATTTCTCAAACTTCTTTTCTTAGCCTGTGCATGAGAAACTTTCTCAAAGATTTGGATTGCCATAACAACTTCATTAACATGAACACATTGCTCTACTACCATAGCATATGATTCTGTTTTAATATCACTGGCACCATATGCTTTTATGCACAGCTCAGTTAGTTCCCGGCATCTTTCTTCTGTAATACCTAGTACTTCATGTATTAAATCTGATTTCTCATCAATAATACATAGTTTAAACTTATTATCCTGTGGATAACTCTTTTTCTTTTTCTTAAATAATTTCCTGAACCATTTCATAATTATACATTTTTTAGTTAATAAAAGACACGTTCCTAAGCATTCTACTCCCAGCTCCGAGGAATTGTATATAACTTAGCCCAACTCACTGCTGTATGGGTACTTAGGTTTACGTGTTTTAAGACAGACTATTACACCTTTTATCTGTCTACTACGGTTGGAGGTGTACGCAATTATAATAAATACTTAACTGTTACAGCATAACCTAATATACCAGCTGATGCACAACAAAACATTATTAATGTAGCTGACATAGCATTAATAGTTTTATTCTGCATGTTTTTATCTAGTTCATCTTCAACACACACTATGTTGTAGTGCACTTCTGATAACATTTGTTCTTTTAGCTCTTGTGGAGCATCTGAAAATTCAACTTCTTCTTTTAGTTGATTCCAAAAATCTAACTTTTCCTGTAATTCTTTATTCATAATCATTCTCTTTAAAAAATTCGTAAATAATATCATCTCTTTTTATGATTTTAGTATACTCTTGACAAAGCTTATCTGCTTCTTCATTAGATATATTAAAATCTACTTCTTTGTTTAGTATACTTGCTTTCTCTACTAAAAAATCAATATAGGTGTTAAAATAAAACCCGTTGGCAGCACTCTTCTTTACCTGCTGTAGTAATACATTACAATCTATGGCAACCATAAAGTGATTACTCAAACTCTTAGGTGACATATCTAATTTAGAAAACACATTAGTAAATAATTCAAGGTCAACATTCTTTGCTTTATATGGAGCTACTTTAAAGTAAGCTTGACATATTTCATATGCGTTGTTTATTTTACCCTTGATGATTTTACCAAATACTGTGTTACTAATAAGACTTGAGATACCATTGTTTAATTGCATTACCCAATACATATCAAATGTTTCTAAAACATTTCTTCTAAGTTCCATTGGAAGCTCACTGTATCTCATTCCAAACCAAATCTTAACACTCTTCTTCTTTTTGTCATAGGTCATACCTTGGCTGTTTCTATGACTAAAGAATAATTTGTTATTATAAAATTTGGGTTTCTTTTCACTACATGACCAATAGATATGAGTATCAGTTTCTTTTTTTGTAATATACCTTACATCATACAACTGTCTTGCAAAGAATAATCTTCTTTGTCTTTCTATTGGTAGTTCTAAGATTTCCTTATAGCTTTTTATATAGGCATCTTTGTTTAGTATAAATGTTAATTCTTCCATATCTGATTAATAAAAAAAATAAATCCCCGAAGGGAATTGGTGATTTCTGTTGCCAAGGTATCACCAACCTCCGAATCTTATTCAGTTCCAATACAGGAATACCGCGCAGTATCTACTGTATCCCTC